ATTCAGTCAAGAGCTCTTGCAAGATTAGAACTTTATTTGTCAAACCTTAAAACTTATTAATCATGACAGAAGATCAAAAGGCTGTGAGAGACGTTTTAGTGTTCTCTGCTGCATTATTAGCTATCACTTTTGTGTTGATGTATATCGGAGTAGTAGGATAGCATGAGAGAGCCTAAAATCAACTTAGCAATTATCAGTTACTGGGATAACTTTGATATAACAAGATATAATAACTATTTAAAAGTATTAAAAAATGTGGACAATACACTATCGAGGATACATGGGAGGAGCTTGGAGGATATTAAAAAAGACTGTGCAAGCAGACTCAGAATGGGAGGCTCGAAGGATGAGCAACCTTTGGGAGAAACTAATCATTAAAATTGAGAGAGTATGAATCAACTTAAGATGTATAGGTGCATTAGACTCATGCAGATGTTACAAGATAAACCCAGGAGTATTACTACCATATCAAGATATCTCAATGTTACTGAAAGGACAGTATATAGATATCTAAGTCTATATAAATCACTTGGATACAAGATAATAAAAGATAAGTTTAATAAAATAAGAATAGAAAAATGATAGTTAGAAACCCCATAAGATTAGTATTAGCATTAAAAGCACTTTATTACACAACTAAATTTAGTTAACATGAAAGAACTTAAAAAACAAAACTTAGAAATGCTACAGCTACTTGAAAGCATAGAGGTAATGCTGCAAAATGGTAACTCAATACACCCAGACTCAGTCATTAGAGGAGCTATTCGCATAGCAATAGGAATGGATAAGTATGGAATGCCAGATGGATTAGACACTCCAGAGAAACATGATCAGTATTTGAAGGATATAGGTTTAATTAATAAATCAGAATAACATGGCAGAAGAGGCAAAAATGGCAATATTTACTTTTGCAATGGGATTTTTAATAATTGGAATAGGATTAATTTATAATTACTTTAACGAAAAATGACTGACATAATACAATACATTGAGGATAACAACCTCAAAGCGCGCCACAGATATAGACACTACACTTACAAACGTTTCTATCTTTACAACCTACTCAGAGAGGAAGGACTTACACTGTATGAGATAGCAGCAATGTTTAACAGAGATCATGCAAGTGTGATACATGGACTTAAGACTCACCATGATCTAATCTCAATTAAGGATAAAATATACCTTGACTATATTGAGGAGCTAATGTTAATCTTTGAGAATTACAATGAAGACCATAACCTTGTTGATGATGTCATGAACTGTTTTTGTTTAAAACAATTACGAAAAATTAAATTCAGAATTAAGAATAATCTATACAAAGAATTAAATTTGTAGTCCATACTGTTTTGATTAATTATTTGTTTGACCCTTCTGGCACTGCTGGAAGGGTTTTTTTGTGCTCAGGTACTTAGGTACTTTATAACTTCTCTCTATACTATATATATTTATTTTTTTTACTGTTTTTATAAATTTCACTTTTTTAAAAAAACGGGTTTCAATGTGTACTTATGTACCTAATGTCATTCAAACCCTTATAAATACTATGTTTTTTTAGGTACTTATCAAGGTACTTATAAAAAATTACTATGTACTTGTATCATATATGAAAATTATTATTAACTTTGCTCAGGGGTTTGTGGTTAGCTGCCCAGTAAAAGGTTTACACTGTTCCTTTTCCCCTTATTTTATTATAACAGTGTATAAAAAACAGTTCTAATATGATTGTATCTATTTTTAAAAAGGTTACTGAGACCACCAACCCATTTAACAGAGATGTGTTATTCTGTTTAGATAGGATAAAATCAGGAAAATCAAAGGAGTTAGTTGAAACAATAAGATCACTGCCTACAAAAAATGAGCAGAATCCTTATAAAATGCAACTTCCCGGGGTGTGTTTCAATGGAACATTCACCAAGAGGAGTATTAATGGCATAGATAAAAGGTCAGGATTAATAATTTTGGACTTTGATAATATGAGTTGTATGGCTGAGGCTGTTCAATTCAAAGCTGAAATCATAAAAGATCAGTACATTTTTTCAGCTTGGATAAGTCCATCAGGTAAAGGAGTCAAAGCTCTTGTTAAGATACCAACGGAAGGAGATCACAAAGGATATTTCAATTCATTATCTAATTATTTTGACTCAGAGTATTGGGATAATAGCGGCAGCAATATAGATAGATTTTGTTATGAATCTTATGATCCAGATTTGTATGTAAATATTGACTCAATTCAATGGGATAAAATTGAGGAGCCAGAACTTGAGGATATTGGTTCTATTGATGTTGTGGTTCCGATTAAGTCTGATAATCGTATCATTGAAAATCTTGTTAAGTGGTGGGATAAAAAGTATGGAATGATTGAAGGTCAAAAGAATAATAACCTTTTCAAGTTAGCCATTGCATTCAATGACTTTGGCATCAACAAAAGTGAGTGTCAAAACATGCTACTTAGATATGATGAGGGAGGCAAAGAGAATGAGATAAATAAAATAATAAATTCAGCTTATAAAAGAGTTGCTCAATTTGGAACTAAATTCTTTGAGGATAATGATACCAGGCATAAAATTGAAAAGCAAGTAAGATCCGGTAAAAAAACAAAAGACATAGCAAAGAGCTTCCCTGACTTCAATGAGTCTGAAATTGAATCTGTTGTCGATGCAATCAAAGAGACAGGTAACATTGAGGACTTTTGGACATATACAAAGCAAAATAAGATACAACTTAGCATCCATCAATTTAAGTTTTGGTTACAACAGAACAATTTTTATAAGTACTTTCCTTCCAATAGTAATACCTATTCATTTATAAAAAAAGAACAGAATCTTGTTGAGGAGACAAATGAAAAAAGAATCAAAGATTTTGTTCTTAATAGTCTATTGCAAAGAACTGAGATAGGTTATCAACCTTATGATCTAATGGCCGGGAGCACAAAGTATTTTTCTCCTGAGTTCTTATCAATGCTTGACACAACAGATATTAACATGCTTGAGGATACCTCTGATAAGTGTTATTTGTATTATAATAACTGTACTGTTGAGGTAACTAAGAATACTATTGTTGAGCATGAGTACATCGATGTTGATGGATATGTATGGAAGAAACAAATTATTGATAGAAAATTTACTAAACACGATCACCATGACTCTGAGTTTAGAAAATTTCTTTGGCTCATAGCAGGTCAAGATGACAATAAATACAGATCCTTTAAGTCAGTAATAGGGTATTTAATGCATTCATTTAAGACCTCAGCAAATAACAAAGCTATCATATTCAATGATCAAACTATCTCTGAGAATCCAAATGGTGGAAGTGGTAAGGGATTGTTTTGGAATGCTCTTGCTAAACTAAAAAAGGTGGCATCAATAGATGGTAAAACTTTTGAGTTCACTAAGTCATTTCCATATCAAACTGTATCAACAGATACTCAGTTACTTGTATTTGATGACGTTAAAAAGAACTTTGTATTTGAGAATCTATTTAGTTTGATTACAGAAGGTATTACTCTTGAGTATAAAGGGCAGGACGCTGTTAAATTACCTGTACAGAAATCACCTAAAATAATAATCACAACTAATTACACACTTGGCGGTGTTGGTGGCTCTCATGATCGTAGAAAGTTTGAAGTTGAGATGTCCGATTATTTCGGACACCATAAGTCTCCTCTTGATGAGTTTGGGCACATGCTATTTGATGACTGGCATGAGGTTGAATGGATGAGGTTTGATAACTTCATGATTAATTGTTGCCAATTCTATCTTAAGAATGGACTTGTATCTCATGACTTTAATAACCTTGAGTCAAGGAAGTTCATTAAAGAGACATCTTATGAGTTCTATGAGTGGTCAAATGATGATAATCTACCTATAAATACAAGGCTGTACAAAGATGAGTTATTCAATAATTTTATTAATGAGTACACTGACTGGCAAAAAATGTCAAAGAGAAGGTTTACATCATGGCTTACTATCTATGGAGCTAACTATGGATTTAAAGTATTTGAAGGTAAAACCAATAATTTAAGATGGATTGAATTTGAAAAGGAGGGCATACCTAAACCACCACAGGATGTGTGGGATGAGTTAAACAATAAAGCAGGATTCTAATGGAACATAAATTTAATTATAACTGGACACTCAAAGATGCAGTGTTTACAAAAGATAAAGGCAAAGTATTTAGTTGCTTTGCCTGTGGCGGTGGTTCAACAATGGGTTACAAACTGGCTGGATTTGATGTATTAGGATGCAATGAAATAGACCCTAAAATGATTGAAGCATACAAAGTTAACCATAACCCCAAGTATGCTTATTTAGAGCCAATACAGACCTTTAAATTAAGAACTGATTTACCTGATGAACTTTACAATTTGGATATTTTAGATGGTTCGCCACCTTGTAGCAGTTTTTCAATGGCTGGAAATAGAGAAAAAGACTGGGGAAAAGATAAAGTATTTAGAGAAGGACAAGCGATGCAAGTTTTAGACACATTATTTTTTGATTTTATTGATTTGGCAAAAGAATTACAACCGAAAGTAGTTGTAGCTGAAAATGTAAAAGGATTGCTATTAGGCGATGCCAAGCAATATGTCATACAGATTTATAGAGAATTTGATAAAGCTGGTTATTATGTGCAACATTGGCTTTTAGATGCTTCAAAAATGGGAGTGCCTCAAAAAAGAGAAAGAGTGTTTTTTATAGCAATGAGAAAGGATTTAGCTAAACCTTTTTTACATTTTGCGGATATGTTTACAGAAGTGCCAAAACTTGAATTAATTTTTAATGAGCCAAAAATACCGATTAAGCATTTTGCAAAAGGAATACCAAAAAAAGAAACTCAAAACTATTCGGAAAGTAGATTTGGCGATGTGATGCTTGACTTGAATAAACCAAGTAATACAATAGCAACTGATATTAATAGATATTGGCTTGATGAAAATACTTTAATTGATAAAGATACAGTTAGTTTAATTGGTAGCTATCCTTTAGACTATAATCATCTGGACTTTAATAATCCGCAATATTTAATTGGAATGAGTGTTCCGCCAGTAATGACCGCCCAAATAGCAACGGAAATTTATAACCAATGGATAAGTAAACTATGAAACGAATTAACAAAGACAAACTCAATGCTCTTATGATGGAGCAGTTAAAACAGAAGTATCCTAACATGCCAGAGGCATACATCCCTAAGACTGATTGGACAGATAACTCTGCTAATGCCTTGACAAAATGTGTCATTGCATGGATACAGTTCATGGGCGGTCAAGCTGAGAGAATAAGCTCACAAGGTCAGTACAGGGAAGGAGCAAAGATACAGGTTGGATCTGGCATCATGGCACACACAAAACAGTTGCCGGGAAAATGGACACCCGGACAGTCAACCAAAGGAACTGCAGATATTTCTGCCACGATCAGAGGGCGGTCAGTTAAGATTGAGATAAAATATGGAAAAGACAGACAGTCAGATGTGCAAAAGGAATATCAAGCCTCCATTGAAAGGGCAGGAGGTGTGTATATCATTGTGAGAGACTTTGATAGTTTTGTTGAGTGGTATGAACAATTTACATTAGGGATATGACACCAAAAGAAAAAGCAAAACAGTTAGTTGATAAATTTCAAAAGCAAATATTTTTTGAGATAACTGATGAAAGATTAGATATAGAGGAGGCAAAAGGATGTGCCTTAATTGCAGTTGATGAGATGCTTGATTTTAGAAATGCATTGTATATCAATGAGGGTAGCCTGGCTCATCAATGGCTGCTGGATATTAAACAACAAATTGAACTACTATGAGAATCAAACTAAAAATGCCAAAGTTCAAAGTAAAATTGAAACATCTTAGAAAGAAATATAAACACCCTGTTAAGGGGATTAATAATGAAATAGATTAAATTATGACATTAGACTCACATGAAATTAGATTAGGCAACTCATATAAAATTGAGTTAGGTGATGGAACTTATAAGATAGGACTCATTAACTTAGAGGATATTGAAAATTTATTAGATGATGAGATTGATGATTTTTATCAGGCTCTTGAGATAAGTGAGGAGTGGTTGATTAAGGTAGGGTTTAAACAATATGGACTTGCAGGAGACTCTAAATGTTATAGTTTAAATGATATAGACATCTGGATATATTCTTATGATCATATAGCCTTTGGTAAGTGGGAACTCAAATACGCCCACCAACTTGAAAATCTATACTTCGCACTGACTGGAGAGGAACTAACATACAAATGTTAATAACTTTATTTTGTACTTATGCAATCTTTTATTAACTTTGATGCAATAAATAAAAACAGTATGGAAAAAGAAATCAAAACAGCTACTGAGAAAATCAAGGAGCTGAATGAGTTGAGTAACACACTCACTCTACACCAAAAACTACACCGGGCAAAGTTAGCCATTGGTAAGGTAACTAAGAACGCTATGAGCCATCACTCAAAGTACGCTGACCTTAATGCTATCCTTAGCACTGTTGAGCCTGTACTTTTAGAGAATGGCTTGCTACTTATTCAACCTATTCAAGGTAATAGTGTATGCACTCAAATAGTAGATATTGACTCAGGTGTAATGCTCGAGTCATGTATGGACTTACCTCAAGGTATCACACCACAACAAATGGGTAGTGCAATCACTTACTACAGACGTTACACCCTTCAAAGTGCTCTCTCATTGCAGGCAGTGGATGATGATGGTCAACAGGCATCTAAGGACCAACCAACTGAGACTAAAAAAGAGTCATTGTCAACTGAACGTTTCAATAATGCTCTTGCTAAGATTAAGGCTAATGAGTTCACAGTTGAGGAGCTCAAAGCTAAGTTCTATCTAACCAAAGAACAGGAGGCACAACTATGAAATGGAGGCCATCACAATTAGGTAAGCTCATGACTAACTCCAGGAGTAAGTCTGAGCTCTTGTCTGAGACTGCTAAGTCTGAGATTAGAAAAATTGCAAAACAGGACTTTTTTGGATACAGCTCAGACATTAAGACTAAGCCAATGATTAAAGGAACTGATTGGGAGCAGGATGGTATTGACTTACTCAATGATGTTCGTTTCACTAAAAAGTACATTAAGAACACAATCAGAGTAACTAATGACCTCATGTCAGGGTGTTGTGATATCTTACTTGATGAGGTAATCATTGACATTAAGAGCTCCTGGTCATTAGAAACCTTCCCGGCAACACCATCCGAAGGTGAGAACTCAGATTATGAGTGGCAGGGTAGAGCATACATGTGGCTGTATGATAGGCCATCATTTGAGTTAGTGTACACCATGTATGATACAGATGATACTCTGCTCACTGATTGGGATAACAAATCAATTCATAAAGTCAAGCACATACCTGCACACCATAGGGTAACTGTGTTAAGATATGAGAGAGATACAGTCATTGAGGAACAGATAAAAGAGAGATTAATAGCATGCTCTGAATATTATGCTCAATATGTAAATGAATTAAATAATAAATAATGGAAACAAGAACACAAATAGTCACTCAGTTAGTGGCTGCATTCCTTACAAATCCTGTAAGAATGGAACAAATTAGAAACGGTATGGACATTGAGCATCAAATATACAGCTCAGACCATGAGATTGCAGTTGCTTATGCTAACATAGTAGCCGATGAAATTATTAACCAAACTACTCCAGAGATAGCGTTCCCTGAGAGAGTAATATAATACAATAACAATGTCAGATTCAACAATCAAAGGAGCTATCAAGCTCATCAATCCGATCAAGGTAATCAGTGATAAGTTCTCAGTGAGAGAGTTCGTGGTAACAACACCGGATGACAAGTATCCACAGGATATACTGTTCCAAACAGTCAACGATAAGATGGCTGTATTAGAGTCATTGGGTGTAGGTCAGCAAGTGGAAGTTTCATACAATGTGAGAGGCAGGGAGTATGCTGCACCGGGTAAGCCTGTGAAGTATTACAATACTCTTGATGCATGGAAAATTGAGGTAACAGGATCTAAGCCATCACAGCCAAGTACACAACCAATAGAATTAGATGATGACCTCCCGTTCTAAGACTGTGTACATCAAAGATGGTGAAACACTCACTGACTCAATAAGAGCAGAGTTGTTTGATAAGCTATCAAGGAGATATAAAGTTGTTCACCTTGCAGAGGACGTTGGAGTGGATAAGTTTCAAATGTATCGATTCATGCATGGCAATGAGGTAACAGGTAAGTTTTATGATAAGGTGTTTAAATACTTGATGAAATAACTGAGGCTCGGCAGCCAGACAGGAGAGTGTAACAGCTCTCCTTTGTCATGTTAATAACTTTTATTATCTTAGCACCATGATAGGATATTTAACTCCATTAGTAATCTCCTGGTGGTTCACTCACTTTGAACCATTACAGAACTATATAGATAACAAGCTCAACCTC